ATTTAGTGGGCTGTTTGGATCAGCCGCAGCCTTGGGAAACTTTTTCTTCTGCGCGGCAGAACGTGCGCAATACGCATCACCCTTGGATGTGCCGGGCTTGACCCGTGGCCCGCCGTCTTTCGCTTTGCCCGCCTGCCCGTAGCTGACTTTACGCCCGCTTGATGTAACTTTGACGCGGGCTTTGCCCTTCGCTGGTGTAGCTCTGCTCATGTGTTTTCTCCAACTTTGAAACAATACGGCCTTACGGCAAAGCCCTTGTCAACCAGTTCAAGCGCCAAGTTCATCGCGTCTGCCTGACACTTAGCCTCGTTGTACCATATATTGTTCGTATTTGCGACGACCACACAGGATTGCGCCTCCAATGTCGAGCATATCAGGAGGGCCGCGAGGAACATGACTATTTGCCGCCCTTCATATCCATGATGCCGTTGTGGTCACGGTTAATATATTTCAAATCGTTCTCGATAAGAGCAACCCTTTGCTTGATTTTGTTGATCTCACCAATGGCCATTGTCATAGATGCCAGCTCATCCCAAATCTCCTCAACCTCAACGAAAGCATATTCCAGCTCCATCGCGTTGTCTTGGACATCGCGCTTCAAATTGATGTTGTCTTCGATGGCCATGCGAGAGCCTATTTGACCGACAGTCTCTTCTAGGCTGGCAATAGTTGCAGCCTGCTGGCTTACCCACCAGACACCCGCCGCTAACTGCACGGCCATAGCTGCCACAAGGGCCAGAGGTAGTTTGATGTTTTCCATTACTTCGTTAGCCCCTGTTTCTTTTCGTAGCTGCGGAGACCGCCCAAGCCGAGCATCCCCATCATAACGGTCATCAAGCTGCCCATGTCAAATGTAGGCAGCTCCGGTATCTCGACGCCAGCAACGGTAACGCCGAAGACGATAAATGGCTGTAGGACAAAATGGTATGCAAAAGCAGCGCCGCAAACCCATCCGATAAAAGGACGCCAGCCGCCCTTAAACACTGAGCCACTGGCCGCTTCAGCCTTGTTGACCTCGATCTGCGCAAGCATGGCTTCTTGAGCGTGCTTGTCGGCCATCGTGCTTAACTCATGCGCGAGCCGTGCGGCCTGATCTTTGTCTTGGATGAATTTTCCTGCCAGCTCTGTGGCTGGCGCTATCAGATCGCTGAGAAAGCTCATTGCCCCACCTCATACTCTACTTTTGAGCTTGAACCAGTGTTGGTTACGCTCGTTTTGGACTCCTTACCCATCCAGATGCCAAAGCACCCTGTGAGAGCGCCCATACAGACGCTCACAAGCCCTGACTGGGCAACGCTGGGGTCAGGTAACGACATAAACCAATGCACCGCTTGATAGGTCAGCACAGTAACCGCCAGCATCATCAAACGCGGCAGAACTTTCCAGTCATCAAGTATCGTGTGTGCCATTCTATTTACCTTTCGTAATTTTTAAGCATTGCAGATACTCATTGTTTTTCGTCACCAGAACAGACGCCCTGCGCAACTCATCCGTGCAATCTTTTTCAGAGCCATACTGCCCGACCTCGAAGTGAATGACGCTTGCAGAAAGCTGAAACCAAAGAAGCACCCACATTATCTCACCTCATCCGCTAGCAAGGCTGCGAGCCAGAGCAAGCCGCCGCTGCCGACTGCAAAAACTATGCAGGCGACCGCAATCGTAATGAAGTAAAAGATGCGGTCACGCTTTGCAGCTTGCTCCTCAAGCGCACGTTTCTGCCGCGCTCTGGCTGCGCCCATCTCACGCTGCACCGTCTCCCACATACCCGGCGGTCCATATAGCTGGCAATGGCTGCGGAGCGTGTCCATCGCCTCTTTGTGCTTCATCTTGGCATTGGCAATTGCGAAGCCTTCTTCCTCAGTCGAGGTAAGCCTGCCCAGCGGGCCTTTATGCCTGCCCTGCTCTGCGAGGTGAATGTCGGCTTCCAGCTTTGCCAGCTTGCCAAACTGCGGCAGCACAGAGCCAACGTCCTTGCCAGCCTGAACGGCGGAGCTGATCCCGCCTGCGATAGTGCTAACCGCACTTGCGAGAGCGAGAACCTCAATCATCTTACCGCTCCATTAGTCGGTCAATTTTTTCTTCAAGCCGATCAAACTTGTTCATAATTTGAGAAAGAACCTCAGAGCTGTCAGACTTTGTGACGTATTCTTTAGCCATTTCTTCGCGGGTTCTATTCAGCAGAATACGAAGGCGATCCAGCTCCTCACGTTGTGTCTTTAACCACCAGCCAATGCCAGCGATTACGACTCCAAAAAGTATATTCAAGATCGCGTCCATTTCCATTTTAGTAACTGCCTTCCCAGACCCGAAGGGCGCTAAATTCGTTGCTTGCCAACTTACGTTTTAACACATCTTTGACCGCTTGTGTATCAGTCCAAGAAACGCCCGCTTCTTTAAGCCATATGGCCAGCAAACCCATGTCTACGTTGCCCACATGCTTGTAGTCCGAGCCGAAGCTGTTTTGCGTTACCTCACGCGCTTGTGCCGCGTCCTTGAGCATGTGGGATGCGTCAAAGGTTTTCTTGATAATGATCTTATCATCGTCAACGGTAAACTTTTCAGAGACCTTAGTTGAGTGATTTGCTTTTAACATTGATCGACCTTTTAGTTGGCTTTTTGGCAACCTTTGCGCCATTGGTTTTTGCGGGTTTAGCTGGCGCAGCGGCCACTGGCTTTACCTCTTCCAGCACAGTTAAAATGGCTGGGCGAATTTTGGTGATTTTCTCAATTTCTTCGTCGGAGAGAATAACTGTTTCGCCCTTCTCAATCCGGCCTTTGCTGCACTTCATTTTCAGCGCATTTACAATAACTTTTTTCATTTAAGCCTCCAGATGGTGAAAGGGGGCGACACAGGCCGCCCCCAATTTACACAATTAAGAAGTTGTGTTGTCGAAGATGCCGCCGTTAGCAGCTTCATTTTTTGCGCAGAGTGTGAGTTCTGTCACGACTTGTCTGGTGGTATTGTCACCAGTCTTGGCCAAGGCTACGTTCTTCGTGCCGCGCAGGGATGCGATTTCCCACATATCATCTTGCATGATGAATACGTCGCGCGAACGGTTCTCACGGCTTGGCATAAATTCTACGCTTCCCCAAGGGGTTACATATACTGCCAAGGATTTGATAACACGCTCATCGCCAGCTTGTACTGCTGAACGCTGGTTGTTGTTACCTGTGAAGCCCAGAGCTACATTCATTTGGAAAGCAGACAAGTAAACTGTGTCTGGCTTGCCGCCTTCTTCCCAGATGGACTGCATAACGCCGTCAAACTTCGCTTGAGAGAACGCTGTCAATGATCCGACTGCGTCTGTACGAGCGTCTGTACCGTCGCCAGTTGGGTCTGCACCATCTGTTGTACCGCCAGTCACAAAGTCAGTGTTGGTGGTAATCCATGCAGGAGCGCCAGCAAGTTCACGAGCTGCGGTGGAGCTACCAGCAGCGCGAGCATTGTTGTCGAAAAGTGCTTTTTCGATGTCCAATTTTTGCTCTTTGGCGATTTTCAAAGTTTGGTATGCAACTTCTTTTGCACGACCAGCTTTGTCCAAACCTTCGTCTGTGTCTGGAACGACAACAGCGTTTTTGAAGATTTGTGTGTAGTTGCCGAGACGTGTTGTTGCAGAGCGAGCTTCGCCTGCTGTTGCGTCACCCTCAATGTGAGCGTTTGCAGCAGAAGCACGAAGGCTATCTGTCTGCCACTCTACCAAAGTGTTCTTGGCAGATTTTTTAGCAGACTTGCTGTAAAATGGAGTTTCCTCTGGTGAAATGTTATGAATAACATTGCTGAGGTCTTCACGGATGCCGACAGAATCATAGCTGTCGAATGTGTTTGCTGGCTGTGCCATTAGTGTGTCCTTTCAAAGACTTACTGATTTAAGATCAAGCTCAATGCGTCGTCAATTGAGCCAGTTTTCTGCAAGCGAGTTTTCGCTTTGTTACGAGTTGCAGCGTTGCCATCATTTCGCTTTTTCGCTCCAGCTTTCACCACTGGCCGGGCTTTCTCGCCTTTGGCCTGTACTGATTTGCGCTTCGCAACCAGCTCGCGATACTTGCGCGCATCATTTAATGCCCGCACATAACGTGAGTCTGTAACCGCCGCCATTTCTTGCTCCGTAAAGCCGTACTGAACGCCAGTTTGGACTAAACTATTCTTGAGCTTGTCTCCCTTATCGGGGTCGGCAAATTCAGGAATGTGCCGTTGCAGAATTTCGGCTTGCTCTTGAAGGTAGGCTTGACGTGCCTGTTCTTGAGCCTGCGTCCGTTGCTGCTGCACTTGGTTTAGTTGCTGCATATTTTGGGCGTACTGTGCGTGAGCCTCGTCATACTTGAGCTTTTCTTCCATGTACCCGATTGGGTCACTTTCAAATAGCTCGCGTGTTGGCGGGGTTGGAGCTTGCAGTCCACCGTTTTGCGCTTGCTGGTGCAGCTGCATGATTTGCTGTTGCTGCTGTTGCAATGCGGCTGCCTGTTGCTGAATATGCTTGCGCGCCTCAGCAACTTCTTGAAACCGCTTATTAATTGCCGCTTGTCCCGCAGCAGATTGCTTTAACTGATCCAGTGTCCACTGTTCTTCCTTGCCGTCAACCTTGACGGAGAAAACAGTGGTGTCTTCAGTAGCCTCTACAGGGTCTTCGTCGTCAACCTCGACATCATCAAGATCATACTCATCCTGATCCTCGCTGGATGCCTCAACGTCATCTTGCTCTTCACCGCCAGCTTCGACTTCCTCAACCTGATCGTCATCGGGTTCAGTAATCTCATTGACGGCTGCGTCAAGATTATCTACTCCTGCGGATACTTCCTCGGAGGTTGCCAGCAGGCTTTCTGCGGCTTGTTCTAGGGTAGTCGATTCCATCGGTGCTACTTCCTCTGTTTGCGATCCAAAAGTGTCTCTGCCGCAAGCGCGGCGTCAAGGTTCACTTCGATCTGGTTAAGCGCACGGATTATCGCGTGCGCCTCCTCACGGGCGGCTACGTCAGCCGCCCCACTGCTTGCAAAAATCTGCATTTGATTTTCGCGCACACTCTGCATGAACTGCTTAAATGCAGTGTCGTTTTTCAAACGACGTGCCTCATCGGCCTCGATGCGTATTTCTGTTGTCATTACTGCGGCACTCCCTGAGCCATGCCGCCAATCATGCGCATTTTATCCTGCTCAGCCTGCACGCGGGCAACGTCAACCGCTGTGCCGTATTCGCCATAGATTTTGGCGGCATCAACCAGCAAGTCCTGCGCCATCTGATCCCGTTTGAGATCATCATTTGCGGCAGCCTTCTGC